CAAATTCAACCCCAAGCGAGGAGCAGCAGACCTGTATCGTTACTACAAACAACAGGCCGCGATCGTACCATGCAAGGACTGGAGCAAGGCCCGCAAGTCCGCCACGCTGAATGAGTTGATGCCATTAGTCCAATTCTCCCTCGATCTTCACAGGAATGCCCCACAACAGGCCGCAGGGATCAATTGATAGCAGCAGCGTCGCCGCGGGAAAGCCGCGCACAGGCCAACGTGGCGCCACCCACCCCCCATAAGGAGACTACTAAACTCCCCCGTCTGAGGGTCTTCCGACCACTTCACTAGATTTCTATGAAGGCCAAAAAAAAGGCGTTTCAGTTTCAAAATCCTGATTTGGAGGGACTGAACCTGGAACTCCCCGATTTTGACACCCTGACCGACCCGAGCACCCAAATCGACAACCGGCCCATGTCGCTAATTTTCGGAGTCAAAACGTTTGCCCTGGGTCACCGCGAGCGAGCCGCCAAGATTACAACCTTCGACGCCCGCAAGGTGAAGAAAGCCGTTGATTGCATCCGAGTCCTCCCCAGGCCGCGGGAATATTTCCACTTCGTGGTCGGGCAGGAATTCGCCGGCTTCGATTTGCTCCCCGCGATCCTAGAGCTGGAGGACGCCGTTCAGGTAGGGCCCGTAGGTGCGGAAGGCGGTGCCTCCGGAGGATTCGAGCAGCTCTACCTGACCACGCTTGGGTTTAACCGGGACAACATCGCCCAGCTCCAGATGCTGGTCGACAACGGGAAGATCACGCCGGCCAAAACAAAAATCCTTTGCGCAGACTTTTTCCGCCGCGCCGACACCGCGCTCTTTGCCGAAGGAAAAATCCAAGCCGAGGCCGCCGGCTACGGATGGCGGAGCTTTCGCAACCACACCAAATTGATCCTGGGCGAGATCAACGGCAAATATTTCGTGGTCGAGTCCTCCGCCAATTTGCGGAGCTGCCACAATATCGAGCAGTTTGTCATGACCCAATCCGAGCAGCTTTTCAATTTCCACGCGACCTGGCTCGAAACCGTTTGGCAGGAATCCAAAGACTGACCCCTGGCACAAAATGCCAGGGGATTGACTGACCCACGATCCACGTGATCGATGCCGAGGCCAAGTCCAAGATATTTCAGGCGAACATTTCCAACATCATCCGCAAGGTTAAAAGCGGGAAGCCCCTATCCAGCGCCGAACTCGAACTCCTCGAACAGACCAGCGAACAGAGCGAAGCCAAGAAGCCGGCCGAGCCGCTGGCCCGCACGATCGTAGCCACCGAGCTGTGCAAACTAACCGGCCTGACCGACCGCCGGCACCGCCAGCTTGCCCATGATGGCTATTTCCCGCCGCCCATCCGCGGCAAATACCAATTCGAGGCCACGATCCGCGGGAACTTCAAATATTACCAGGAACGGTCCGACGGCGAGATGGGGAACAAGGTGAAGTTTGAGGCCCACCGAAAATTGAAGCTGATCAACGACCGGACCAGCGGCACCTTGATGGAGACCAAGACCGTCAGCGCAGAGCTTCAGGGAATTTGCGCCGAGCAGATCAAGATCCTCCGCCAGAAATTAGAGAACGAATACCCCACGGCCGTCGCAGGCATGGACCCTGCCCAGGCCCGCATTTTCGGGAAACGTTTGGTCGACGACATCTGCGCCAAAATGCGCGACTTCGCCGACGCCTACGAGAAGAAGCTAAAAACTTCCTGAACCGCGAAGACCTTAACGATCCGACGCCCCCGCTTTACGCCGGCTGGTGGTCGGTCGGTTTCCAGTTTGTTTTCCAGAGGTCGGCTGCCGGCGCATAGGACCCCCAGTTTTAGATGTTCGAGCCGGCGCCGCCTTCGTCGTTGATGTTGCCATAAGAGCGCACCCTACCACGCCCCCACCGCGGCCGCACAGACAAATTGACTGACCGCCCCTCCCCGTGGGACTTCATGCCGACTTTTCCTCCTGCTTCGCCGCGCCTGACCGCCGGCCGATTTACGAATGGGCGAGCGAGCACGTCACCATGCCGCCCGTCCTTACCCGCAGCGGCCTATTTCGAGTCGAGGACAGCCGGCACCTCATCGCCCCCTTCGACGCATTAGGCGACGACCACGTCCGCACCGTCACCGTCGTCGCCCCCGTCCGCGGAGGCAAAACCCTTCTGGCCGACGTTTGGCTCCCCTGGACGATAGCGGTCGACCCCGGCCCTTTCATGTTCAACTGGGCGAAGAACGAGCTGGCCCTGGAACACGTCAAGACCCGGACCAACTACATGCTCGAGCACTGCCCGCCCGTCGCCGCCCTTTTCCCCGACGACCGGCACCTTAAGAACACCTCCGAAATCGTTTTCCGCAACGGCATGCCCCTTTACGTCCAGGGGAACGCCCTGACCAACCTGCAGGGGAAAGGGATCAGATACATGGTCAACGATGAAGTTTGGCTTTGGCGCCCAGGCCGGCACCGCGAAGCGATGGGACGCCTGGGAGACTTTCAAGAACTTCAGAATTCCAAGGTTCTCAACATTTCGCAGGGAGGCACCGAGGACGACGACCTCGACGAGCTCTGGAAGAAAGGGAGCAAGAGCGAATGGCAGATCCAATGCCAGGCCTGCTCCCACTACATGGACACCGGCTGGAGCCACACCCGGCCCGACGGCACCCGCTGGGGTTTAGTTTGGGACCCGCACAAGACCGAGAACGGCGACTGGGACATCGCCAAGGCCCTACCCACCGTCCGCTTCGAATGCCAAGCCTGCGGCCACCCGCACATCGACACCGGCCGCAACCGCAGCGAGTGGAACCGAACCGGCAAATATTTAGCGACCAACCCAAACGCCCTGCGGCAGCACGTCAGCTTTCATTACAGCGCCATCGTCACCCGGAGCTGGGCACTTTTGGTCGAGGACTTCCTGACCTCGATGAACGCTTTCAAGAAAGGCGTCTCCGAGCCCCTGATCCAATTCTTTCAGAAGTATCCCGCGGAGCCCAAGAGCGAGCGCAGCCTCATGGACAATTCGCGGAGCTTCGCCACCGCCAGCTATGAGATCAACTCCGAGTGGCCCGCGGAGGCCGGCCGCTTTATGACCAGCGATCGCCAGGAAGAAGATACGTTCTGGTATTTAATTTGCGCCTGGAGCAAAGCCCCCGAGATCCGCCGGCTGAAATTCGGCAAAGCCTTTTCCTTCGCCGAGCTCGAAGTGATCCGCGAGACGTTCAAAGTCGCGCCCAACCACCATTTCATCGATTCCGGATACCAGCCCAAGGGCGATAACGGAGTGTATGCGGCCGCGATCAAGTATCGCTGGATCGCGGCCAAGGGCGTCGCCAGCGAAGGAGGAGACCCCATCGTCTTCTGGCACACCCGCAACGGCCGCAAGATATCCAAGAGCTACGCCCCTTTGACCTACGGCGACCCGGAATCCGGCGGAGCGAGCCGCGGCCGCCAGGCCAAGCTGATCCGCTTTTCCCGCCCGACGATGGGAGACCGCCTGCAGAACATCATCGACCTCGGGAAATTTATTTCCCCAGCCGGCCACGATGACGAGCCCATCGAAAAGGAATTCAGGCGCCAGATGGCCAGCGAATACAAACGGCGAAAAGTGAACCCGTTCACCCACGTCGTGAAGCTAGTATGGGTCTGCCCCAGCGGAAACAACCACGCCCGCGATTGTGCGGCCATGCAAATCCTTTGCGCCACCTTGAGCGATATCCTCCCCGATGCCCTGGAAGAAGCGACGACCGCCGCCGCGGCAGCGGCCAAGCCCGAACCAGAACCAGCCCTGGCCGCTTAGAGCTCTTTCCCGATATAGATCCGATCCCGAAGATCCAACTCCGCCGGCGCCTGCCAACGGTTTGTCCCCCAGTTTGTCCCGCCGTGCCAACCGGCGCCCGTCGGGACCCCGTTACTCATGATCAGCTTGCCCCCGAGTTTCATATTCCCCTCCCCGTCAAATTCGATGACCGGCACACCCGGCTGCAGCGTTACAATGTTGCCCCCGCCAGCTTTGACCATAGCCTCCCACGAGATTCCCGCCATTGTTTGTCCTTCCGCGCCGACTCCGCCGCATCGATCCGCCGCTGTTTAGCCGCCCGCCATTTCCGGACCAGGACATCCGAGGAAAAGATCATCCCGAGCAGCCAGGCGAAAAGGATCGCCATGTACAGGGGGAAATTTTTAGAGCGCATTCGTTGACTGAACCACCGCGGAGGATGCCGATCAACTATCATTTCGGGACCTCCCTGGAAACCCTCGAAGCCTCCCTGGCCGAGCGCCAGGAGGACCTACGCGAAGGAAGCCTCCTCATCGCCAGCGGAGCCGGAGACGTGAACACCCAGCGCCAGATCAACGACAGCATCAAGGGGATCATCGAAGAACTCTTGCGAGCCCTGCACCGCCTGGACCCCGTCAAATACCCCGCCGACCAGATCACCCGCGAGGAACGAACCGGAGTAAACTTTTCCTAAAAACCCTATGCCCACCGACCCCACCTGGCGCAACCGAATGAACGAGATCACCTACAGCGCGAAATGGCGCAAAGCTTACGTTCCCAAATCCCGCCCGCCAGGAACCCTTTTCAAATTCGACAAGGACGACGTGCAAACCTACCAAGTCCAAGCCACAGGATCTCTCCTGCGAGTCCAGTAAAAGGACCAAGTCCCTTTTTCCCGCCTCATTTGAGGAAGAGAAAAGGGACATGCCCCCCGCGGATTGACTGGCCCGGCATGGGCAATGCCGCAAGCCGCCTACAAATTCACCGACCGCCGCTCCTCCTCCGGCTACATTTCGCAGAGCAACAGCCTCATCCGCTCCGCCACGCAGACCACCGAGCGCAAGAACATCCCGATGCTGGACCGGGACTTCCACCGGAACGTCAGCAACCTCGGCCGGCGAACCTTGATGAGTATTTCGCGTTACCTCTTCTGGAATTTCCCCGCGATCCAAGGCGCCTGCCTTGAGCAAGCCAACTTAGCCGTCTCGAGTTTCATCCCCCAATATTACGGCCGGGACAAAGCCGGCTTCGGCAACGAAGCCGAAAACTGGCTCTTCGAGTGGCACAAGAACATGGACCTCGAAGGCGCCCCCTACGATTACGACAACCTGATCCAGCACTTGATCATCGCCGACTTAGTCGACGGCGACATCGGCCTCTACTTGACCGAAAGCCCCGAGGAAGCCGGCAAACCCCTTGTCCAAGTGATCCCTGGCCATTTGATCGGGAGCCGCAACCACCAGAACGTGGTCATCGGCGGAGAACACGACGGAGCGACCATCATCGATGGCATCATCGTGGACAGCTACACCCGCCCCATCGCCGCCCGCATTTACCGCGATGACAACTTTGCGTCCCACGAATTCACAGACGTCAGCTTCCGCAACCTGATCTTGAACTTCTGGCCCCTGGTCCGAGGCCAGAAACGCGGGATCCCCAGCCTCGTCAGCGCCATCTTCGACTGGCAGGACGTCCAGGAGAGCCGCCAATTCGAACTGGTAGCGCAGAAGGTCGCCGCCGCCATTTACCTGCTGGAGAACAACGAGACCGGAGACATCGACGAATCCAAGGCCGTCATGGGCAGCCTGGCCACCTACGACGACACCGGCGCGAAGACCGCCAACGCCACCGAGAAATTGACCGGAGAAATCCGCCGCTTCAGAGCAGGCAGCGGATCCAAGATCGAAGCCTTCCGCAGCGACCGCCCCACGAGCAACCAACAGATGTTTGAAGACCGGATCGTCCGCAGCGCCTTTTGCGGGATGGAATGGAGCTTCGACTTTTGCTTAGACCCGAGCAACGTCGGCGGAGCCCCGATGCGCGTCATCGTGGACAAGATCAACCGCACCATCGAGAAACGCCAGAAGATGGTCGGGAAAGTTTGCCGCCGCTTTGACGGCTACGCCTTGAGCAAGGCCATCGAGCGCAAGGAAGTCCGCCCCGATCCCGACTGGTATATGTGGGAATACCAACCGCCGGCCCGCCTGACCGCCGACGCGAAGTATGAGTCGGACATCGACATCCAGGAAGTCCGCTTCGGCCTGAAGACCCGCAAAGAAGCCTGCGGCCGCCGCGGCACCTACTGGGAAGACGTGGACGCCCAGCGCCTGGCCGAAGTCCGCGCCGACCTGACCCGCGCCAAGGACCTGGCCAAGGAATTCGACATTTCCATCCAGGAAGCCATCGTCCTCTTGAACCCGCCGACACCAAACGGCAATTTGCCCATGCCCCCGCCAGAGGAAACCGAGGCCCCGCCCCACGCCGCCGCCGCCTGATTTCAGAAAGGTAGGGCGAGCTGTCCCAGCCCGCCGCCGCCGAAGCCAGCAGCCCCCATTGACTTCGAGACCGTCCTCGAATGTCAAAAATCCTTTCCCTCCTTTTCACCCTGGCCGCGCTCAGCGTCCAGGCCCAAGCCATCCGCGATTTGCCCACCACGACCGCCCTGGCCGTGGGCGATATGTTCCCCGTCGAGAACGCCCGCGAAGCGCAATTCAAATACTACGGCTGGCAAATCCTTAATTTCGTTTCAAACAACATCCCCGCCATCGCCGCCGGCCTGGCCTCCACCGACATCGACACTTCCGCGGAGATTAAAGCCATTGTGGGAGACGAGACAGGCAGCGGAGTCCTGGTGTTTGCGACGAGCCCCACGCTAGTCACACCCACGCTCGGAGTCGCCTCGTTCACCAGCGCCAACAAGGTCGCCTTCACCGCGCCGGCCACCAGCGCCACCGTCACCATTGCCGACGGTAAGACCTTCACCGCGAACCAGACCACCACCCTGGACCGACAATCCAGCACCGGCCTGCCCGTTGAATGGTGCATCGCCGCGAGCGACGAGACGACCGCGATCACGACCGGCACCGCCAAGGTCCAATTCCGCGCCCCTTACGCCTTCACCCTGACCGACCTTCGAGTCGGAGTGAACACCGCGCCCACCGGCTCGACAATTCTGGTCGACCTGAAGGAAAGCGGAACCACCGTCCTCTCGACCCGCGTGATGGTTGACGCGAGCGAATCCACCTCGACCACCGCCGCGACGCCCTACGTCATCAGCGACCCCGCCATCGCCGACGACGCAGTGCTCTCCGTGAACTTTGACCAAGTCGGCAGCTCCGTCGCCGGAGCCGGCCTGAAACTTTGGATCAAAGGATACCGATGATCATAAGCCCCTACCGATTCACCCCCGCATTCGTCGGAGCCACCTTCTACGTCAACACCGCCGCCTCCACCGGCGGAGACGGAACGACCAACCTCACCACCGGAGCCACCCGCGCCTTCGCGAGCTTGCGCGAGGCCATCACGCACGCCGGCCTGGACGTTTCCTCGCCCCGTTTGATTTTGTGCTCAGGCACCGCCGCCGACATCTTGAGCTGCAAGCAAGCCCACTGGGACAGCGTCAGCACCACCGCCGCGAACTATTTGGAGATCCGCGGAGACAACACGACCGGCCTCTGGAATACCAGCGCCTACAGAATCGAAGTAACCAACGACAGCGCCATCTACAACAACAACCCAGGCCACGTCCGGATCAAGAATCTCCAAGTCCAGCTCACGACCAACACGAGCACCGGCGCCCAATATATCGGCTACCGCCTCTCCACGCAGAACGTCGGAACCGGCCTGACCGACTGCGACTGCCGAGTCGCCAATTCCATCGCCAAAGGGATCCACAGCGGCACAGACAAATCTTTTGGCCACTACAACAGCCCCTTTGCGGAGACCGCCGGCGGAACCGTCAAAATCTGGAATTGTTTGTCCTACGACCTGACCGTCGGCTTTGCCACCGCCGTGGACGGCATCGTAACCCATTACAACTGCACCGCCCACGGAACGACCGAGGCCGACTTCGAAGACACGATGGTCTGCTACAATTGCCTCGGAGCCAGCACCGGGACCATCGAGAACTTTCTCAGCGTCGGAACCGGCGGAGGATTGTCGGACTACAACGCGAGCTTCGACACCAGCGCCAAAGGCACGCACAAGCGGATCAGCCAAACCTTCACCTTTGTCGACGCCGCCGGGAAGAACTTCCACCTCGATGCCGCCGACGCCGGAGCAAAAGATTTCGGCGTGACCAACCCCGGCGCCGGCCTCTACCTCGACGACATCGACGGAGCCACCCGATCCGGCTCCTGGGACATCGGCGCCGACGAAGTTTAGTTTGGGGGAGCACGCCCGCCTCGGGCGTAGTTTTCGGCGCCCTCGCCGGAAACATTCCTAGGTCTCAATCGATTGACTTCCACGGCATCCGCGATGCCTTTCCTACGCCACGCCCTCCCTTTTTTCACCCTCCTGACCCTTTTACTGCCCGCCCAGGCCTCGACGATCACAGGCACAGTCCAGAGCGCCGCCGGAGCCGGCCGCGTGACCAGCATCGTTTTCGCCCCGTTAAGCACCCCCGTCATCAGCTCGGACATCATCGTCACCACCACCCAGCAGACCGCGACCAGTGACAGCTCGGGAGCCTTCTCGATCGTCCTAACGGCCGGAGACTACCGAGTCACCGTCGGCGGCCGCACCCAGGACAGCTTTCTCATCGCTGTCCCCAATGACGACGAGATTTATCCCCTGACCGAGCTGATCTCAGTTTTCCGCCTTTTCCCCAGCTACGTCCTTCGGATCGGCGACACCATGTCCGGTTTCCTGACACTCAGCGGAGCCCCGACCAACACCTACCACGCCGCCACCAAGGGATACGTTGACGAAGTCGCCGCCGCCGTTATTTCAGGCGAGACCAACACCGCCAGCAACGTGGGAGACGGCCACGGAATATTCAAAGCGAAGGAAGCTTTTGATCTTCAGCTCCGCAGCATCGTCGCCGGAGCCAACATCACGATTGTTTCTAACGCCTCGGACATTACAATCATCGCTGCCGCCGGCGGATCACCGCCCACCGGAACCGGCTTCAGGCACGTCACCTCCTCGGTCGAAGACCTGACCAGCAAACTGGTCGACACCGCCGACGTCACCGACGCCGCCATCACCTATGCGAAAATTCAAAACATCAGCGCCACCGATAAGCTTCTTGGACGTTCCACGGCCGGTGCAGGCAGCATTGAAGAAATTGCGCTTACGAGTGTCGGCCGAGCCTTACTTGACGATTCCACTACATCCGCGCAGCGCACCACCCTCGGCCTCGCGATTGGAACGGACGTGCAAGGATATGATCCGGACCTTGCGGCACTGGCTAACAACTCGACTGATGGACTCCTCACCCACACCGCCGCCGGAACGGCCAGCGCCAGGACAATCACCGCTGGCATCGGAGTGGCTGTCTCAAACGGAAGCGGAGTTTCAGGTAACCCGACGCTTTCTCACAATGTGGAAGCCGGCGCCAACATCGCCCTCTCCACGAACGGATCCGCCCTCGTCATCGCCACCACCGGCGCCGTCGGAGAAATAAATACCGGCTCGAACCTCGGGACGAGCTCCGCCACGATCCAACCGATTTTTAAGGCCAAGTCCTCCCTGGACCTGACCTTCAGGCAGATTGAAGCCGGAGCGAACATCACGCTCACCAGCAACGCGAACACCCTCACCATCGCGAGCTTAATCGGCACGATCCCCACC